GGGCTGACATTCCATCATACTTTTTCTTAGAACCAGGAGTGACCTTAGGTGCTTTATCATATCTGACGTTGCCATCAACACCACCACGCTCCATACGACGATCTCTTAGAGAATCTTCAGTTGCTTCACCAATTTTCTCTTTACGTCCTGCGCCAGCACCTCTATATGTGGTCTTTTTTTCTACAGGACCTCTGCCTTGCTCATAACCCTTCTTAGCAGCTGCTCTTACACGATCAACAACAGATTTTACCTTCGCTTTTGCTTGTCCAGGTTTTTCTGCTCTTGCTTTCATAACCTTACCAGCAGCACGGGCAGTTCCCATGATTGCTTTTTTAGCAGCAGACTTGAGTCTATCTTTCATAGACTTTTTGGGAGTTTCTCCACTATTCTTTGCTGCAGCTGCTTTTGATGCTGCTACTGCAGAATCATAATACCCTTCATCAAGAGTTGTAAGTGCGGTCTCAATTCCATTCTCAACTTCATCTTCACTATAACCTTCTACAATGAGTTCTTCATATACAGATTCAATTACTACATCAATCTCATCAATTTCAATTGCTTCTAATAAAGTTCCACCAATTTCTTCTATTGCTTCTCCCAGTTTAGGATTAATCTTAATTGTATTGCTGATTTTCTTTTCAGTAACTTTTTGATCTTCTTTCTTATCATCCATAACTTCAGACAGATCCTGTCTCCAGTTTGAGAATGACTCTTTGGGAACACAATTAGGAACCATTCTACCACCCTTCTTCTTCATACCAACTTGCTTATGGGTATCCCAACATGGATCATTCTTACCCTCATCCATTGCTTTGGCAATTGCCTTACGACGATTCTTCAGATACTTATCTGACTTAGTATTCTTCTTACCGTCGTTATCAATATCATCATCTTCCTGTCCTACAGGGTCAAGACTTGCTTCGTCAACATATTTTTTATTTGGATACTCGGGATGATCATCCATTTTCTTACCATGCTTCTTCTCAAGTGCTGCTTTCTTCTCTGCAGTCTTTTTCTTAATACGCTCAGCAGCAGCCATTTGATCCGCCTTAGGAATGCTGAACATATTCCTGTCGGTCTTCAACTTTTCTGCAGGTTTTCCAGGAACAGCAGACTCTGCAATACTTTCTTTATAGATCTTAGAAAGGTCGTTAAGATGGGTCATTAGTATAAATGCTTTACTTTTTAGCCTTATACTTATTTATGAAGTTCCTAATTTCTTTTACTCCTGTAATCCTCATTACATATTCACGATGAGCATCAGTTCCAACTTCTCTTTGGTTTGCAGGAACACCAGATGGACCAGGATAATTTACAATCGCTTCCATTACATCGTGAATCCAACATTTGAACATATGATCTTCTTCTGTCACACAGATCAAATGATTGGTTCCTCGTCTAATAATTTTTCCTACTAAACCAGTATTTACGTTCTCTACAACATCCCCAAGGTTAAAAATCTTACCACCAACATAATTTTCGCGAAGTCCACGCGGATCAAATTTAGGTGCAACCTGCCACATTTCAGTTACTTTCTTTTTCTTTACACCCATTCCAGATTTTACTGCATCAAACAAAGACTTTGCTTCCGCATCTTTCAATGACTTAGGTGTTCCCTTACGGAATGAATCAAAGTCATCATCCATAACCGCCTTTCTCATCTTAGATGCTGACATACCTTCAACACCTTCTGCATCAGCATCTCTTGCACCAGCAGATATCACACGGATCAAATCAAAGTTATAAAGTTCTCCATTATATTTCTGTGCAAGATTTTCAAATTCAGATTGACGATCAGATCCAACTATAATATTGACATTAGCATAATCTTCTGCATCAGCAGTGATTAAAACATCAAAAATTGATTTCATTTCATCATCATTCACAATGTTATCTGCATAATCAGGGAACATTTTTTTCATGAATGAAATCTTCATATCAGGATCAAGAGGATTTTTCTTAGGATCCTGCGTTCTTGATGGATATATTTTAAAGTCACCACCAGTTGCCGCTTTCTCAACTGCCTTAAGAAGTTTTTCGTGCCCAACAGTTGGTGGATTGAAGCGACCAAATGCAACTGTCAAAGTATTACTTGCTTCACCAGACTCATCTTCAGGTGCAGCGTCTGCTTTCTTTGTTTTTGTTGGTTCTTGTGCTGTTGCCTTTTTATCTTTTGGTGCTGCAGCAACTGCGCTAGTTTTAGTTTTACTTGGGGTATCTTTCTCTCCTACCTTTCTTCCCTTATCATAGAATACAAGTTTGCCACCTTCAGTTTTCGCCACAAATTCTCCACGGGAGTCTACCCAACCACCGTGACCATCACTTTTCAGATTCAGTTTTTTCGCCTGCATTGATGCTTGCGATTCTGCCTCTGTCAAAAATTGAAAGAAACTTTTCATCTATATTGTTTTTTCCTATACATTTATTTAGTATATTTTTCCATAAGGACCATAACGTTTACCTGCCTTTTCAGCAGTAAAAATTAAAGAGGTACAAAATTCATTTCTTTTCTTATCTGGCAATGTTAATAATGCATACAAAAATTGTATCTGTTGTAATTTTGAAACTGCAACCCAAGGTTGTCCTCTGTACAAATCAAATGCTTCTTTAATGTTTACTAATGCCGTAGTTGTATCGACTCCAGATCCAACATCAACAAATCTATCACCAATAATTTCATCCAACATCATCTTATAATCATCTTCAACTTTAGCAAACTCAGTTTTATTCCTTGGATATTTTTTGTTGTCTGGTTCGTAGTATCTAAGAATTCCATAGACTCTCATTAAATCTAAAACCAATTCAACAGTTGCCTTACCAAGTCTTGCTGCTCCGCGACCGACAATTGTAGGTTCCCATTTTAAATTAGAAAATTTAGTAGAATCGTTTGCCTTAATTTGAACAGTATATGTTACTTTTTTACCCGTAACAATTCCAGGATCTTCAATGGTCAATACAGTATCTTGCAACAGAGTTGCAGCACCAGGTGCTCCTCTTCTCTTGCCCCTTTCAATATCTTTCTTTGCCTTGGCAGGGTCAATTCTTTTAGTACCAAGAATACATTTAGCTTTATCAAAAGTCATTACAGTTGATTTTAAATTTCTAAAGAATTTTGCGGATACATTAACTTCTTTAAATTGTGCCGGACCACTTCCAACTTTTTTCAGGGATATCCCCATAATCTGTTTAGTTCTAAACAGAGCTCTAAATATGGAATTAAATTTTGCTAATTCAGATTCAATTGATGCGGATGGATCCTTCTTTTGATTGAATGATTCTGTAATTACTTTGCGCCACTTCTTTTCATTTTGAATCAACCAAATATCAGCTGGATTCCAGTTATCTTTTTGACTTATTTCAAACTCTTCTTTTACTAAATTACTCACCCACTCCATGAAGGTTTCTCCTGATCGAGAACCTGGTAATATATAATTTCCTCCAGGTGCTCCTCCATCACGACAAAATTCTGTGAATAATGGTTTTCCTATTTTTTTAAGTAATATTTTTTGTTGCTTATAAAAATTAACTACCCACTCACCATCAACACTATCATCCCAATCAACTTTTCCAACAGTCTTCCAAATTTTAACTAATTCATCATATGTTTTTTTATCATTTATAATGTCATTAGCACTATTAAAAATAATATTATCCTGTATAGCTCTCTTAAAAACCCATGCTGATCCAAGTTCTTGCATTCGTGTCATTGTAGCAGCAGGAACATTGGCACTTGTTTTTTTCTTGACCATCTATCTAATACTTTTTAAGTATTTAGAATGGAGTTATGGGGACTCGAACCCCAAACCTCCTGCGTGCAAAGCAGGCGCTCTACCAGTTGAGCTATAACCCCGATTTCTTAAGTTGGAAATACATCTTATAGTATTTCTTCTTTATTTCATTAAGAGTTTCCATGTCTTCTTGAAAACCCATGTACTTGAGGAGTTGAGATGACCCCTCAAGTTCACTAAGTAACCTGAGGATATCTATTGGATTGATATTAGAGTTTTCCATCTACAATCGCACTTCCAACCACTCTAGTATAGTCATCTAAAGTTCCTTCTTGCTCACATTTAAGATGCCAGCGACTCATTTGTAACACTCCATCATATGTTGCACCAGTTAGGAATCCATCACCATTCTTTTTAATACTCCTATACAAACCAAATCTGGTTTTTTCAATATAGAAAGCATCATCAATCCAATTTACTTCTGCAATTTCAGGATGCTCTTTTTGGTTTGTTGTATCGGAATTCTTGGACTCGTTTTGATGATTCATGAAGTTTCTTTAGTGCTTGAATAGTTTCTGGAGTTTCTTCCCACTCCCAAGTTTGACCACCTTTACCAGTGTAAGTTTTTTTAGTCATCAGATTCACTCTCCGTTTTCTTATTAAACCCAAAAGGTCCTTCTTTTTCATCTAATGCAAACTTAAGTGCTAAACCACCTACTGCTTCCATTACTTTCAAAACTTCTTCTGGTTTTGCGTTTTCACCAAGTTCTTGGGCTACATACCAATACTTAGGCCAGAAAGTTTCTCCTGCTTTTTTGTAATCATCCAACGTTAGTAGTTTCATCTCTTAGTACCTCATCAATTTTGTTATCAAGATCTGCAATCACTTCACGGATAAAAGTGATCCGTGAAGGGACGCTTTTGGGATCATAAGTATATCTTTCTTGTTCTTTGAATAAAACATGACGAATTGCTGCAGCATTATGCAGACCAAGTTCAAGTTTAATTTGAATAGGTTCTTTATTAGTTTCCATGATTATGCAAAATTAAATGAAAATGTAATTCGTTCCTCTTCATTTTTTCCAAAGGGAACACTGTGCGGAAGGTGTGATCTAAAGATAAGTAATGTATTTGATTCAAATTCAATAGTTGACGTATGTTTAAAGAATTGTGGAGTTTTGGTGCAATCCATGTATGGCAACACAGTTGCCATTTTTGTAAAGTCAGAAAAAATAATAGGTGCAGATCCTTCAGGAATATCACAAAAATAAATCGCACTAAAGTAATTGCTAGGATGTGAATGAAACTCTTGAAATTGATGCTTTGTATATGAATTATACCATGCACTAATGCATTTAAATTTATATTCGGTTACTCCAAGATTTTCTCCAAAAATCTGCACATTATCGTGAACTAAATTCAGAAGTTTGTGAAATTGTTCTACTTTATGAAATTGTTCATCAAGATGGAAACTATTTGATGGAGATTTAGTTCCAGAAGCCCATACATTTTTTCCTTGCCCCTCCCACTTTTTAGAAAACTTTTTAACTTTTCTAATTAAAATTTGTCTTAGATCGTGGTCAAGAAAGTCAGGTATGACAAAAAAAGGTTCCGCAAAAAAAGGTGCTATTTGATAGTTAGTATTCACAGATCACCTTCTTTACGATTTTCAGAATAATGAACATCAAACTCTCCACCAGGATAACGTGCTTTGAGTTTATCAACATTCATCTCAATGACTTCATCAAGACAAATCTCAAGACCCATACATGCTTGCATGACATACCACATAATATCACCAAGTTCACGCTTCAAGTGAAACAGATTTTCTTCATTGACAGGTTTGCCTTGGAAGACAATCTTTTTAACAACCTCAGTAAACTCACCTGCCTCAGCAGACATTCCTACAGCAGCAGTAAGCAGTCGCTCGGAAGGAAATCCTTGACCTTGAAGTTCTTGAAGACGATAGATGAATGCTTCGTTATCTTTCGACGGTTGCGACGTAACTGCATTGACAAACTGTGCATATTTTTTAGGATCAACTTTAGTCATGAAAATCAGGAATAAATGGTTCTTGTTCAGATTGGGGAAGTTTTTGTTGAACGTCTAGACGTTGACCATTAACTTCAATATATTCAACTTCTTTCCAAC